ATCTTTTAGTCTATTTGGATGTGTACTATTTAAACTCTGTGTTAAAGCAACATCCCAAGGATCCCAAAATTTCCATTGTGCCTGTAAATCATAAAATGAAGATGTTTGGTAATTTCCGTTATATGCCCTTGGAGACAATGTGTGATTATTAAAAGATGATGTACTTAAAATATTCGACCAATATCGTAATTCATAGATAGAACCCGATAGTATCTGATTTGTTACAGGATTTGATCCAGAACCAATGTATAGTTTTCCAGTAGAAGACCAAGCTCTATTGTAGTTTGGTTCAATACTTCCAGTTATTACTATACTTGCAGATTGTTCAATTGCTATTTTTCCATATTTTCCTGTTCTCAAAACTAATTCATATTTCTGATTAACAGAATGATTATCTGCAGATCCACTACTTCTACGAATCATTATGTTTAGTGGTATATCATCAAACAAATATGTGTCATTTATAGATGCAGATTTGTAATTAGTTCCATCGCTCATATGGAATTTTAAACTACCCTTTTCAATATCAGTTCCATCGTGATGAACTGTTACGAACCAATCTAACCGACTACCACTTTGTTTTTGAAGAACTGTTTGTACAGGATCCTTTTCATAATCATATAATCTATCGGGTTCCATTTTCCAACGAAATGTCAAAGTATCTGGATACTGCCAAACTTCTTTAACATTATTAACTTTATCCCAAGGCACCTCAACATGATGTTGTCTTGTTGGTGATGGCCAACTACCAGATAAATTTAAATAATAAGTATGTTTTTCCCATTCGTATGTTGGTGGTTTACCAAAATCCGCTGTATCAGGTCCACCGTATTCTCTTATAGAAAGTAATGTTTGAGGAATACCATATGCAGCAAGTAATGCCTTTACTGCTCTACCAGTACCTTTTGTCTTGTAAACATAAGGGAGATTGTTTAACACACGTCTCCACACTTCCTTAGTTCTCTGTTCTTCCGATTTCGCTAAGTATTTATTTGTAGTTGTTCTTCCAGTCCAAATTGGTTCACCACTACCACTAACACCTAATGCATATTCCCAAAGATCCTTTGCCTGTGTACCATGTGTTAATTGCCATCCTAAATTTTTTGTAGCATGATAAATCAAATCTTGAGACATCCCATCTTTCGGGTTTTCTTTTCTTTGACTTTTTCTCAAAATATGATCAGTATACAGATACATTATATCAAAATGTTGACCAACCATATTAACAAAACTTACAAATTGTTCATTATCGTTACTATCTCTCAAGTATTCAGGTATTGATTTTTCTAAAGAATTGTAATTTTTTAAATCATAATCAGTAGCTTTATCTAATAAATCAATATACCAATTTGTTGCTTCTTCGGATATAGTTGGGTATAAATTAAATTTACCTTCTTTTGTCAATATATGATATGAACTGGCTGTAATATCCAACTCATACTTTGGATATGGTGTAATCGAAGCAAAAGATTGTGTTGTGTAGTAATTACTAGAAGTAGTTTCGTAATATAAAAACTTTTCAAAATTATCAAAACCACTTATTAATTTTTCACGTAACCCTTTTATTTTTATCTTATTTGCATTAACAGAACCAGTATATGTATCAAGTAATTCCAATTGACCATTAAATTGCTCTATTAATGATACTTTGTAGTTAAAGTTTTGAACTCTATCTTCTGCTGAAGAATAAAATATGAAATTTCTAAACTCTCTGAAATCTACGTTTAATTCTATTGATGCACTTGTACCACCAATGTATCTATTTAAAATTTCTTGTGATGTTTGAACATTAGTTGATAATAAGTCTGTCCAAGATTTGTAATCAGTTTCAGAAGAAACCCAATAGTCAGTATTTGCTTCAAAATTCGCACCCTTTATGTAAGGTATAACTTCAACTTCATCTTCTCTTAAAACCTTAACACTTTCTATTAGTGGTTTTAATATTTGTAAACCAACCCAACATTCGTAATATAAATCTATGTCTTGTGGAAGTTCATCATATAATTTTACAAAAAAGTAAGTATTGTCTCCATCAGATGTAACATTAATTACATCTACTATCATATTTTCACCAAAATTTAAAACAATTGGTGGTAAATAAACATTTGAAGAAAGATAGGATAATACAAAAGATTCTAATGAAGCTCTATTAGTTGAATTATTATTTATGAGTTTTAATTTTAATTCTCGTCTGTTTTCAGAAATATCCGATATAAAAACACGACCATCGGCCTCTTGTTCAGATGGACCACCAAGATAATTTACAAAAAAGTTGTAAACTAATTTATAGTCACCCTGAAAAAGTTTTAGTTTTGTATGTAGATGATTATGAATATCCAGTATTATATTTCTTTCAGTTGTTTGTTCTGGTTGACCATTTGCATTTTGTATGGTTCTGGTTATTGTCTGTATTTCAAATGGTAAATTGTAAAAAGATCCGTTTTCAACGTATGCCGTATTTGGTAGAAATGCATGAACTTCAACACTATTTGGATTTAGTTGTTCGTCATACTCACTCAAAACCGGAACAATTAATCGTCTTCTAGCAGAAGTTGTTAAAAATCTTGTACCTCGAATAGTCGAGTTTGTAGATAGTATTTCTTCAAGATTTGTATAATTAAAATTACTCATTATTATTTCTACTTCCACTTATTATTTCAGTTAATGCCAATAATGTAGCTAATTGAGTATCTTCAAACACTCTAGTTGATTCTTGTATTTGTTGATTCATCATATCTTCTATCATAATATTTTGTTCATCAACTATTTGTTGTGTTGAAATTATTGCATCTTGTAATGCCTGATTTTCTGCAATTGCATTTGCCCTTTCATTTGAAATTGTTGCCAAAACATTATCAAAATTGGATATAGCATCCAATTGGCCAGTTATTATTTTATCTTTTTCTTCCAATTCTCTATTAAGTTCATCAATTTGCATACTCAATGCAGCAGCACTATTTCCAGTATCATCTATTAAGTTTGCTAAATTTGATAAAAATTCTTTTTTAGCAACATCTTTGGTGAACTGTTCCATTGCATCAGGATTATTCATAATTTCTGCAGGAACTGTTACACCAGATGGAAGTGGAATCAAACCACTTATCATATCAGATTGAGCTAATAATATTTTACTTACAACAACTTCATCTGCTTTGGCAGCTTCTGGTAAGTTTTTAAATTTTACATCAATAACTTCTGAAAATTCTCCTTTTAAAAATCTACCATCAACTATTGGAAGACTAATTTTACCACGATTTAATTTTTCAGAATCAGTTGTGTAACTAATTATTTGTTCCGTTTTTTCGTCTCTTTTTAACATGATTATCTTGTAACTTTAAAATAATAATTGTTATCAAAAAATGTAACAACATCACCGCCATCTGTTTCTACTTTAACAACAATTCTATAAAATCTTTCAGGTTGAAAACTGTTCATCCAGATATTGAAATAATTTCCAGTTGAATCACAACTAATTTTTGTTCCAATGTTATCAAACGGAAGTATTATTTCATCCGTGTGTGCATCTCTAACCTCATAATATGAAGATGATGGTAGATAGTAATTTACGTTGTAATAAGATTGTGTTGAATATGTTTTTGTTGGAAATAATTTATTAGCGTGTATTCTAATTTTTGCCTTTTCATTTTGAGAATAGAATTTTTTCAATTTTAAATTTAAATTTATACCATTTTCAGGAACAGGATTTAAACTTCCAGTAGAAAATTCACTGTCATCCCAAACAACATATAATTTTGGAACATATATTGTATTGCTATCTGTTCCAAAAAACTTTAAACTTGTACTTGAATCATTAGATGTTTCAACATCATTTGAAAATTTTAATATAAACCCATCGTTTTCAATTCTTGCAGATCCCGTTATCCATCTTTTTGCAATATCGGTAACATTCATATAAACATCCGATGTTTGATAGTAAAAAGATTGTGTACATTCTAAATCATCATAATCCCACCAAGTTCCACCACCTTCATTAGTATTGTATGATGATGTAACACTAATCGATATACGATTTCCCCATACTGCGTCATCTTGAATCCAAGTTTGTGATACTTCATCCCATTCTAAACTAGATAAAGTAGGTGGTATGTCCCACATGACACCAACATTTTTTGATGTTCTATATGTCCAAGATACACCATCAGTTGTTATAGGTTTATTGTAAAATTTTCCAGTTCCGTTTATCCAAGAAGAACTAACTGGATATGCATAAACTGTGTACTCTTGTGGAATTTCTCTAGAATCAACTGTTTTTAATGAAAGATAATATTTTGCATTTTGAGATATTTTTCCAGAATTTACTTTTTGTTCTATATCATCCATATCAAATTTCATCAATATTCTACTGTTGTATATTTTTCCAGATCCAGATGTCCCTTCATATAAATGAGATAGTTCTACTAATTGATCTAAACCAGTATTTTGATGTTCTGTTTTTTCGTATATTGTTGCGTCTTTTTGCGCATATATTGTATAAATCATCCGAATGCCCTCACTCTACCGATAATATCATTTTGTGGATATTTTATTTCAAATATAGAAGGATCTAAAGATGGAAATATTATTCCGTCTTTTGTAGCAGCACCAATATCGTATGCATGTTGTGAATACCCAAGCGTTTGATCATATTTATTTACAATCTTAACATTAACAACAGTTTGTACACCTTCAACTTTATCTAATTCTGTAAATATATTACTTATTACTATTGGTTGATTTATTTGCCATCTTTTAATATCAAAGTAGTTTGAAATTCTATCAATACACCTTAAAATAACTTGATTGCTATTCTGATTTGGTATAGTCATTATATCAAATTCAACACCAATATTTATTACATATGCGTCTCTGATGTTTATGGCGTCCGTTAAGATTCTATGGTAATTTAAATATGTTTTAATATTTTCCTTTGTGGCATCATTCACAGTAGTTAATCGTTGGTCTCCGTCATATCCCAATACATAAAAATTTAAAGCCAAACCATTTTGAACACGATCACTATTGTAAACAGATTCTCTTGTTAATTGTGTATCTTTTGTGATATATGCCTTTGCAATAGAACCATATCTTGAAGGCATACTGTAT